CATCGGTGCCAACCCCTCGAACTCCGCCCCCACCTTCAACGGGCAGGTGGACGAGATTGTCATCTCCAACGTCGTCTCAATTCCGCAGGCGCAGATTCAACAGCGATACACCGCAGGCACGATGCTCCAAAAGGGCTACCCCGTCACCTCGAACAAGGTGCTGTCTGGCGACCGCATCGCTGAGGTGCTGACCCTCGCAGGCTGGGGAACCATCAACAATGACGGCGGCCTGTCCTCGACCTGCACGCTCAGCGTCTCTAACTACAAGATTGCCAACCTCTACCAGACTGCCGTGAGTTACGTCTACGGAGCCTCCTCGAACGGTTACGCCTCTGTAGAGCCCTACTACTGGGATTCTCCCGTCACCGGCTCTACCGCCCTCGACCTCATTCAGCAGGTCACAGACACCGACTTAGGCTCGTTCTACCAGATGCCAGACGGGACGTTCCACTTCGACACGCAGAACTACTTCGGAACGTGGTCATGGAACTCGACGACCGAGACCGGAACGTGGACACCGACCTCGAGCGCCGCAGGCTACACCTGGAGCGACACGGCAAGCGGAGCCCTGCACTACGACGGCCCCTCGGCTGAGGTCATCTTCGACGACGCTGACACATGGACGACCGTGCGCATCACTCCGCAATCGGGCACGGACCAGATCTACGAGAACGTGACCGCCGAGGCTCGCTGGGGCTTCTCCACGCTGAGCAAGAGCTCAACGGTCTCCACCTCGCTCGACGACGCTCTGAGCACTGCCAACTTCCTCGGCTACCTCTACCGCCAGCCCCTGTGGAGAGTGAACAACGTCACCCTCCTGAGCGAGACGAGCAACGGAGCGAACCTGCCCTCCATGCTGGACGCAGGACTCGGAGACATCATCTCCTTCGAGCGCACCATGCCTAACGCCTCGGGAGCGAACGCTATTAGTGCTCGCATGGTCATCGAGAGCATCACGCACGACTTCGTGGCTGACCCTGGCACCTGGCACTCCTCATTCGTCCTCGACCCCTATCCGGTGCACAACTAATGGTCATAAAGAACTCATCGAACTTCGGCTCATCACTTACCTCGCTGGGCGACGGCTCAGACGCTTCATTCTGGCGAGAGGGTGGGGCGTGGGATAGCGGCACGCCGAGCAACTCGGCAATCACTGTCGGCACGAGCTACAACGCCATCGCCGTCATCAACGTTGCCTACGCCGGACCAAACACCACGCCTGCTGGCTTCCTGCGCTACCTCATCCTGTTCAACTTCGGCGAGACCAGTTCCCTACCTTCGGCAGACACGCAGGTCTACGCCGGTCTAGGTCTCGACAACACCGGCACAGGCCTCATCATGGACTACCAAGTCGGCTTCACCACGAAGCAGGAAGCGGCGGCCTTCTCGGGCTCGTTCATCTACAACGCCCCCGACACCCAGCCCTTCAACCTGTACCTCTACGCAAAGACCGGCACCGGCACCATGCACATCGCCTTCGCTCACATCACCGTCATCGGCATTAGTTAGGAGAATCATGAACGACACACGCCAAGCAATCGTCGCATGGGCGCAGTGGGCGCACCAGAACGCTCAGCACTTCAACTACACCGAGGGCCCTCAGCGCATGAGTGCCATCGGCGTATTCCCTCCGAAGTTCCCCATCAACGCTGACTGCTCAGCCTTCGTGACGTGGTGCTACTGGATCGCCGGAGCCGACGACCCCAACGGGCTGGGCTACAACCACACCGGCTACACCGGCACCCTGCTCACTCACGGTCTTGAGATTCCCCTCGCACAGGTACAGCCTGGCGACGTTGTGGTCTACGGCCCAAACAGCGGCTGGCACACGGCGCTCATCGTGCAGGCCGGTCACGACCCCCTCACCATCTCGCACGGTCAGCAGGGCGACCCTTCGCTCGTCCACGTCAGCCAAGACGGTCGCCAGCCTCAGCGTTACCTGCGCTTCCACACCGGCATCGCTGGCACGCCTCGCACGCCCGACATTCTCAAGGTCGCCACGCCCGACCTGACGAAGGTAGTCCCACAGGTGGAAGGCCACGAGGTCCGACCCTTCGAGCCCAAATCATGATGCTGGGATTGTCGCTCAACACCGCTAACTGGTGGATTAACTTCATCGTCAGCATCGGCTTCTTCCTCGGCTTCGTCTGGGGTACGTTCAAGACCATCAACCAGGTCAAGCAATTCCTCCACCACCGCATCGCTACTCGTGCCTCAGACCTCGCTGCCGAGCGCCTCGCCTCGGAGATTGAGGAAATCAAAGCGCAATACAAGCCCAATCACGGCTCGTCCATGCGAGACGCAATTGACCGCATCGAAAGCGCACTGACCAAACTCGACCTCAAGCTCGACTCTACGGACGCAAAGATTGACCGTCACCTCGGGGCGCACGAGGGCCTGTGAAGCGCATCGGTCACTGGGACTTCCACCCAGCCGTTCGCTCTGGGGATGACCGCACACTAGGCGAGAAGGCCGCCGACCGCATGAGGCACGGCATGGGCTCGTGGCCCTTCGTGTTCTCGTTCGTCGGCTTCATGGCTGTATGGATGACGTACAACATGTGCGTCAATGGATTCGACCCGTTCCCGTTCATTCTGCTGAACCTGTTGCTCTCGACACTGGCAGGATTACAGGGGGCGATTCTGCTCATCGCTGCGAAGCGTGCAGATCGCATCTCGTCAGAACTGGCGAAGTATCACCTCGAGGTCTCTGAGGCCACGAAGCAGATGCTCGCCGACCACAAAGAAATGCTGTACCAAATCAAACTAGGAGAACCTAAATGACCTTACCAGTGAACAACCTCGTGGCTCCGCTTCTGACTGAGCCAACTACATGGCTCGTGGGCCCGATTGCCTCAACCTACAAGAACAATGAGACCATTACGCTCTACAGCCTCAAGGGGCTCTATCAAGTGGACTCAAGCGGCAACCCGACGACTATTCCGCTCGGCACCTCCGGCCCGTTCGTGATTCAGGTGGACAGCGAGCAGATTCTCTGCTCGGCTGCCAACTACAACGACAACAAGGTCACGATCTACGCTTCGAGCCAGGGCAACGGACGAGGCTACAACGGAACGACCATCGCCAAGCACGAAATCGGTGGCTACGGCTCCGGTCAGGTCTCCGTCGTATCGACCTCGGTGCAGGGTGGCGTGAACTCACAGATTCAGGCCCTTGCTTACGGCTCAGCGATTGGCAATAACGTTGCAGAGAGCTTGCCTCGGACGTTCGTCAATGGAAACGTCACGCCAGTCTCGGGTACACTTCGTACTGCGGCAGTGTATTTGTACGCTGGTCAAGTCGTAAGCAACATCACCTTCTGCACCTACACCACCGCAGGCGCAACGGTCACCGGAACGTGGGCTGGACTGTTCACGCCAAATGCTAATTACTCCACCTTCACGCTCGTCGCCGCCACCGCTCAGCAGAACCTGAACTCGCTGGCTGCTTCGTCCTACTTCACATGGCCCATCGCCACTGTCGCCTCGGGTGCTTCGACGACGTACACCGTTCCTGCGACGGGGATCTACTACGTCGGAGCCTGCATCACGGCAACAACAATGCCGACCATCGCTGCGAACGGCATGACGCCTGTTGCCAATAGCAACAACCCACCACTGCAAGCAGCAACGATTACTGGGTCGCCTACCCCTGCAACCATCGGCACAACGTACTCAACTGGTGGCTCTGGGTCTGTCGTCTACTACGCCCTGACCTGAGATTACTAAGTCCCTCATCATCGACAACTAAGGAGCACTAATGGCACTACTCGCAGTCGCATCGGAGAACACGGCAATCGCCGCCATCTTCGTCCCCTCGACGACCTACTACCTCAGCCTGCACTCGGCAACCCCTGCGCAGACTGGCACGAACGAAATCTCGGGTGGCTCCTACGCTCGTCAGGCCATCACGTTCGGCTCGGCATCGGGTGGTTCGGAGGCTTCGACCAACTCGCAGACCTTCACGAACCTCCCTGTCGAGTCGGGCGGCATCCCCTACTTCGGTATCTGGGACTCCCTGACGGCTGGCAACTACAAGGGCGGCGGCACGACCACCGGCTTGACTGGCTCACTGCCTGCCGGAATCTCCGTGAACTTCGCCACTGGTGCAGTGACCGTCGCTATTGCCTAATGAGCGACGGCGACTTCATCGGCACCGCTACGGCCTCATGGACTTTGCCTGAAGCTGAAAACGTACCAGAAAAGGAATAGTTATGGCTGAATCTCCGGTCAATGGGGTCGGCACAACGCTGGCTTCGTCCATTACAAACGTCGCCACCACGGTCTCGCTGGCCTCGGCTACTGGCTTCACGAACGCTCAGTACCATTGCCTGATTAGCGACGGTACGAACTACGAGATTGTGTTGGCTACGGCATTGTCTGGCACCACTCTCACCATTACGAGAGCGGTTGAATCGTACAACGGCGTACAGACTGCGTTCTCCTTTGCCTCTGGCTCAACCATCAACGTTGTACCTAGCGTTGCCTCGGTAGTTGGACTCATCGAGGGTCAGCCTTACCTCACCGTCACTGGGGTGGGCAACGCCACGACAGCCACTCGCTACGTCGGTGGTACGGCGAATGGCGCTCCTTCATCGGGTACATTTGCAGTGGGCGACTTTATTGTGGATCAGACCGGAACTATCTGGGTATGCACTACTGCTGGAACTCCTGGCACTTGGACCACCACCATCTCGTCACACCTGCAACTTCGGTCAGCGACGGCGACGGTATCTCGCAATGAAATAACAATCTTCAGCGGCTCGACTACTGGGCAGACTTTGACCGCTCCGTCAAATCCTATTGACGGTTCTAACTGGACAGTCATCAACAAGGCATCGGTCTCGGTCACGCTCAGTTTCACTCCGTCAATGATTCCGCTTGGCTCCACCACCGGCGTGACGACGTTCACCGTT